CGCTATGACGAACAGGACAGGATGTTCGCAGAAGTCTGGACGGAGAACCGCAAGTTCACGGTGAAGAAAGATTCCGTCGAGGAAGAACATCACGTTCTGGGCGGGATTCCTCTGATCGAATACGAAAACAACATGGCGCGGATGGGTGCGTTTGAGACGGTCATCCCGATTCTCAACGGCATCAACCAGCTGGAGAGTGACGCGGTGGATTCCGTGCAGGACTTTGTGAACGGCTTTGATGTCTTCCAGAACTGCGAGATCGCGGACGGCAGCTATTCGCAGCTGTCCCTCGGCGGCAAGGCTGTGAAGATCAAAACGGTGACGCAGGGTATGGAAGCGAAGGTCTACCGGGTGGCGTCGGAACTTCAGCAGAGCGGCGTACAGCAGCGCATCAACGACCTGACCGAAGCCTATCTGACCATCTGCGGGATGCCGAACCGCAACGGCGGCAGCAGCACCAGCGACACCGGGCAGGCTGTCATCTTCCGCGACGGCTGGAGCGAGGCGGAGAGCCGCGCAAAGGATTCCGAAAAGCTCTATATCCGGTCCGAAAGAAGCTTTCTTCGCGTTGTCCTGAACATCTGCAGGAAGCAGACGGAAAAGGGAATGAGCCTCGGTGATCTGGAACTGAAGGACATCGGAGTGAACTTCACGAGAAAGAGCCTGAACAACCTCCAGAGCCGCTTCCAGTGCTTCATGGAAGGTCTCAATTCCGAGAAGATCCATCCGGAGCTGCTGTTCAACGCTTTCGGAGACATCTTCGGAGACAAGGCGAAAGCCTATGAGATGTCGATGGCCTGGCAGGAAGAACAGGAAAAGAAGAACGAGGAAAAACTCCAGAAGCAGCTTGACGCGGAACGGGAAAGGATAAACGGCGGCAATGGCGACGACAAGAACGACGGCACCGAAACCGTACCGCCTGGCGGATCGGACCGGGAAGAATCTGGCGGCAAGGACGCAGACACGGTTTGAGGAAAGCAGACGGAAGCTCAGTCTGATGGACTTCGATGAGGTCAACGTGCTCAAGGAGACGCAACGGCTTTATCAGAAACTCTATGATGACTGCAAGCAGGCGTGGCGGGATCTCTACCGCGACCGGTACACCGAACTGTGGGTCTGGCTGAAGGGCGAGAAACCGGATGAGGACGAGATCGACGATCTGGTGGAGATGGAGCTTTCCGGACTGCTGTACGTGTCCCATCCGGTGACGAAGTACATCTTCGATGCAGAAGTGCTGCGGAAGCGTGACCGGATGTGGGAGGACATGCTTGCCTCACCAACGAAGGTCCAGAAGCAGCTGGCAATGGAGAAGGCGTCCCGGTTCTGGGTGCAGATGACCGGATGGTATACGGATTTCACATCGCAAGATGCGGAAATTCAGGCGCTTCGCAATGCCGGAATAAAAAAGGTGCTGAGGCATGAGATGGACGATGACAAGGTTTGCCAGACATGCCGCGAACTGGACGGGAAGGTCTATGCCATCGACAAAATCCCGCCGCTGGAGCATCTGCGGTGCAGGAGATGGTTCGAGCCGGTACCGGAGAAGAAGTAGCCGACTTCCTGCACTCACAGGGTTTTTGAATGTTTTTTCCTCTGTGATGTGCGTTTGTCCCCTTTCATCGTAAAGCCGCACGGCTGCTGGCCTGTCCTGGGGCAGACAGGTCAGGTCGTCGGATGAAACAAAGCAGCGCCGTGAACCGACTGTCCGGTCTAAACCTCCATCGGCGGCGGGAAATCGGCACTATAAGGTCCTTTAGCTCAGTTGGCAGAGCGTGCGGCCGTTAACCGCAAGGTCGAAGGTTCGAGCCCTTCAGGGATCGCCATATAAGCCAGTAAAGATAAATGGAAATCGCCTGGGCTCCAAACCCATGGTACGAGGGTTCGATTCCTTCCTGACTTGCCACAAAAGAAATATCGCAGGGTAGAGAAGTGGCATCTCACCACGTTCATACCGTGGAAATCGCGGGTTCAAATCCCGCCCCTGCTACCATCAACAGTTCGGAGAAGAACTATAAAAGCACAAACGGCAGAGAAGCCGTTCAAAAACCCAAAATCATACAGACAGAGAAGTCTATAAAACCCAGAAAGGAACGACATCATGGCACAGTTTGATACAAGCACCATCGAAGGCTTCGAGGGCATGACCCCGGAGCAGCAGGTGGAAGCCCTGCTGAAAGCGGAGATCCCGGAGAACGTGGACATGTCCAAGTTCATCAGCAAAGAGCAGTTCGACAAGAAGGTCAGTGAGCTGAACGGCCAGAACAAGAAGCTCAAGGACCAGATGAATGCCGAACAGCAAAAGAAGGTCGAAGAGGACGAGGCGAAGCAGCAGGAGGCGCAGAAGTTCGCGGAGCTTGAGAACAAGTACAACGAGCTGATGAAGGCTTCCACGCTGAAGGAGCACACGCTCAGCCTGACCGGGCTCGGCTTCGACGAGAAGCTGGCGGGCGACACCGCAGCGGCCATCGTGGACGGCGACGCCGAAAAGCTGTTCAAAAACATGAAGACGTTCCTGGATGGCTTCCGCAAGTCCGTCGAAAAGGAACTGATCGACAAGACTCCCGGCATCGGGGGCAGCGGAGGCAAGAGCTCCGACGAGACCGACAAGGCCGTGGAGCTCGCAAAGGGCCTGATCGGTTCCCACAAGGAAACCGGAACGGGCTACAGCAGCGTGATGAAGAACTACATCCGGTAAGGCATCACGCGGCAGAAAATTCGGCCAAACAAATTTTGAGTAAAGGAGTAGAAGAACATGAGATTCACCAAGAACAAGAATGTTGGCGAGACCATCGAAATTCTGGTTGGTCTGACCGCCATGCACACCCTGACCCCCATCAAGGTGGCCACTCCCGGCAGCGGCAATGTGGTGAAGGCAGGCACCCCTCTTGGCGAGGATGGCGCAGTTGCCAACAGCTCCAGCGCATTCGGCATCCTGCTCTATGACGTGTATCCGGCGGAGAACCCGAACGGCACGGTTATCCAGAGCGGTCCCATCGACGCGGGCAAGGCCCAGAAGCACTGCGGCCTGACTTATGACGCCGGTGTTGCTTCCGCGCTTCCCGCCGTGATTTTCCGCACCAACATCGGTGCCGAAGGCGCGACAGGGGCCACCGGAGCTACCGGAGCGACCGGAGCCACAGGCGCAACCGGCGAGACCTGATCTGAGGACTGATAATGGAAATCCGGACGGCCAGAAAACCGGTCCTGTTCGCCGGGACCAAGCCTCTTGAAGAGACGGAGCAGCTGCTTTCCGTGTTTGACGCCTACGAAGGTCCGAAAGCGTTTGTGCATGTGGACCCGTGGAGGCATCACCCGGAGATCCGCTCCGGACGGTACGAGGTCATGGTCTGCGACGAGTACCCGACCGAAAGCCCAGGAAAAGTTGTGTTTTTAAGCCACGGCTTTGCTGGAACCAAGCTCGGCGGGCTTGACCAGCCGTATCCCTATCACAGTGCGAGGAATTCGCACCTGATGGACTATGTGATTGCGGCGGGAAAAGGGGTCACAGGACTGATGGCAAGGGCAGCCGGTGTTCCGGAATCCAAAGTCCTTCCGCTGGGTTCACCGCGGACGGACGCCTACATCGGCAAGCGGAAGGGCGACGGCGGCACGCTGTTTGCGCAGAAGAAAACCTATTTCTATCTGCCGACCTACCGGACGAAGGAAGAAACGCCGCTTCCAGAGGTTGACTGGCAATGGCTGGACGACCGGCTGCGGGACGACGAACTTCTGGCGGTCCGGCCGCACCCGATGACCGATCATGTTCTCCGCGGAAACTACAGGCACATCAGGGAATTCAGCAACAAGGACCGGTTTTCACCGTGGCTGTTCGACTGCGATGTGGTCATCACTGACTACAGCGCGTCGATGATCGACGGGTACCTGCTGGAAAAGCCGTGCGTGCTGTTTGAGAAAGTCAAGGGCTACACGGAAACCAGGGGCATGTATCTGGATTACCCGGGGCAGTATTGTTCCAGGTACGCCACGAACGAACGGGAGCTGCTGGAACTCATCCGAAGCGCGGATGGCCTGACGAAGACCGAGCGCGACTGCACAGAACTTCTGGCAGGGGCCTGCGACGGACACTCCGTCGAACGGATCTGCAGGCTGATCGAGAGCATCGCTTAGAAAAGGGAGCAATGTATGAAGATTCTGATCGCAATACCGACGTTTGAGAACATCACCCCGGACACCTACAAGTCCGTCTATGACCTGGACAAGGGGGAGCACGAGGTCCTGTTCGAGTTCATCCGCGGCTATGACTGCGCGACGGCGAGAAACCGGATTGCGCAGCGCGGCATCGACCTCGGTACGGATTACGTCCTCATGGTGGACAACGACATCGTACTGCCGAAGGACACGCTTCTGAAGCTGCTGGAAGGCGCGAAGGAAGTGAACCTCGGCTACTACGCCCACAGAGGAACGGACAACCGCTACAGCGGCCGGACCTGCATCTGCAGGCTGAATCAGCCGGACGGGACACCCTATTACCACTACCCGCTGGAATCCGAGTATACCGCGGAGGAAATGCGGGCGATGGCGGAGAACGGTGAAAGCAAGATCCCGGTTCACGGCGGCGGAATGGGCTGCGCCCTGATCGCGACGGAAGTCTTCCGGAAGGTCCCTTACCCCTGGTACGACTGGGTAAACTACGGCGACAGGAACCGCGGAATGCTGTCGGAAGACCTGTATTTCTGCGAGCTGTGCCGCAGCTACGGCGTACCGATTCACGCAGATGTGAGAGCAAAGAGCGGACATCTGTTCCGCTACGTGCAATGGCCGGAATAACCGGCAAACAAATTTGAGAAAAGGAGCGATTGAGCTATGAGAATCACCGAAATTTTTAACCCCGCTTCCATCGCTTACGTATGGAACGACGCGGCTTCCAACCGGATTCCGTACCTCGGCGAGGGCCTGTTCCCCGCCATGCAGAAGGCCGGTCTGGATCTCCGGTGGATCAAGGGAAGCCACGGCCTGCCCGTATCCCTCATGCCCTCCGCGTTCGACGCGCAGGCGACCTTCCGTGACCGTCCCGGTCTGGAGATCACGGAGACCGAAATGCCCTTCTTCCGTGAAGGCTTCAAGATCAAGGAGCGCGACCGTCAGGAGCTCCTGCGCATCTCCGAAACCACCGATCCCTATCTGAAGCAGGCTGTTGCCAGCCTCTACAACGATGCCAACGAGCTCATCGAGGGCGCCATGGTCGTTGCGGAGCGTGAGCGTATGCAGCTGCTCTTCCCGGCCAACGGCAACATGGGAATCACCATCAAGGGCAACGGTGTGGATTACACCTACAACTACGACCCGGACGGGGCGTGGAAGGCCAGCAACTACTTCGGACTCGTCGGCAATGCCCTGTGGACCGCGACCCAGACCGCGGACCCGTTCCGCGACATCCGCACCGCGAAGAAGGCCATCAACGCCAAGACCGGCAGCACTCCGGTGTACGCGGTCATGAACACCGAGACCTTCGACCTGATCGGTCAGATCGACGCGGTGAAGAACCGCTGGCTGACCGTCAACGGTCTGACACTCGGCTATCTCACCGATGACCAGATCATCGACATCCTGAAGAACACGGTCGGCATCACTCCGGTGGTGTACGACAAGCAGTTCAAGGATGAGAGCGGCGTTGCCGGGAAGTTTGTTCCCTACGGCTACGTGGCCCTGATTCCGGAAGGCGTACTCGGCAAGACCGTCTACGGCGTGACGCCGGAAGAGGCGGATCTGTACGGCAACGAAGCCGCCAAGTCCAAGGTCTCCATCGTCAACACCGGTGTGGCGATCACCCAGACCGTCGATGAGCACCCGGTCAACCTCAACACCTTCGCTTCCGAGATCGTCCTGCCCTCCTTCGAGCGCATGGATGAGGTAGCCCTTCTGAAGGTCATTGCCTGATCGGAGGGTGACGGAGAATGAGAGTCAGAGCAAAGCACTGGCTTAACATCGACGGCACCTGGCACCGCAGCGGAGAGGAATTTCTTCTCTCCGCTGAAGCGGCCGAACAGCTTCGGGGGTCGGTGGAACTGCTGGATGCGGTGCCTCCCGTGAGGAAGGAAGCCGTACCGGCTGAAGTGAAACTGGAAGCGACAGCGGAAGCGGCACCGAAGAAACGCAGCCGTTCCAAAAAGGCAGCTGCGGAATGAGAAAGAGAGGCGGTATGAGATGGATAACCTGACCAAGCTGAAAAAGCGCACCGGCGAAGAGGACACAGAACTGCTGGAAGTGCTTCTGGACGACGCCAAGAATGCCATTCTCAGCCGCCGCTTTCCGTATTCGCCATGGCCGGACGAGGTAGAGCCCTGTTATACAGATCTCCAGTACCGGATCGCCCTTGACCTGTACAACAAGCAGGGAGCTGAGGGTGAGCTTGTACACAAGGAAAACGGCATCGACCGCACGTTTGAAAGTTCCTGGATTTCCGAACAGCTGCTCAAC